CGCGGAGCGAACTGGAACTGACCTCGGACGAAATGGCAATCGGTAAAGCACTCGCGGCGCGGAGCCTTGTTCGCCAATAAGTGGATGTTTGCACGGTAATCTCGTAAGCATGACCGAACTTCTCGCCGACATTCCCGCTGGCGTAATTCTGACTTTGGCCGTCGTGGTATGGATCGTCTCCTCCGCGCGGCTCACAAGACTCCTGACGCAGGACAGTTTTCCGCCGGTGGTATGGCTCCGCATGAAGTGGGACGACAAGACTGACGGCTCAGGCTGGAATACCCTGTTCCACTGCCACTGGTGCATGTCGCTCTGGGTCACCGCCATCATTGGCGCATGGGGCTACCTCGCAAACCTCCACTGGACGTGGTGGGTCGTCAACGTTGTCCTCGCCGCGTCGTACATCAACGCCATGATCGTCGAAAGAGATGAGGTCGCGTAGCCCATGGGACGCACTCGCAGGGAAGTAAAGGAGGAGCCCCCGAACTCTTTGGTGGCTTCTGCTGCGCGTGTGGGAACGCGCAATCTGACTAACATCACCCGGAATACACGCTCCGACGGCTGGCAGTCCCAGGCGTGGATGTTCTATCACAAGATCGGTGAGTTCCGCTACGCGTGCGACTGGGTCGGCGCACAGCTGTCGAAGGCGGTACTGTTCGCGACCGAGGAGAAGCGCGGGGAAGTGAAGCCGGTCAAGTCAGGACCGGCTGTCGAGTACCTCCGCGAACTCTTCGGCGACCGCGACGGCAAAGCCGAAATGCTCAGGCTCCTCGGCGTGCACTTCTCCGTCGCCGGGGAAGCGTGGATCGTCGGCTACCCGGACCCCGATGCGTTCGGGGACGGCGGCGACAAATGGGAAATCGTCGCCTCCACCCGCATCACCCGGCCGCAGGGCGAGAACGGGTACTGGCGCATCAACGACCGCACCCTCGAAGTGGACCCCGCGAACGTCCTCGCCGTCAGGCTCTGGAAGCCGGACCCGCTGGACCCCGACTCCGCCATCTCCCCGGCCCGGGCGCTGCTGTCCACACTGAACGAACTGGACAAGCTCGGCCAGCACGTCGCCGCGCAGGTCGACTCCCGCCTCGCCGGGGCCGGCATCCTGCTGATGCCCTCGGAGATGACGTTCCCGACGCCGCCGAACCCGGACCCCGAAGCCCCGGCCCGCTCCGCGAACAACGCCGAGGACCTGATGAACCTCATCCAGGAACTCATGGCGACCTCGATCGAACAGCGCGACCACGCCTCCGCGCTGGTCCCGCTGGTCATCACGGCACCGGCCGAAGCGATCGCCGCCGTCCAGCACCTGACGTTCTGGTCCGGGCTGGACGAGAAGGCCATCGAACTGCGCACCGAAGCGATCCGCCGTCTCGCGCTCGGCATGGACATGCCCCCGGAAGTCCTGCAGGGCTCAGCGGACTCCAACCACTGGGCCGCGTGGCAGGCGGACGAGTCCTCGATCAAGTCCCACACCGAGCCGCTGCTGAAGATCATCACCACCTCGCTCGCGTCCGGGTTCCTGCGTCCGCTGCTCAAGGACGACAAGGACTTCACCGGGGACATCCGTGCGTTCTCCATCGGCGCGGACACCTCCGAGATGCGGCTGCGCCCGAACCGGTCCAAGGAAGCGCTGGAACTGTACAACCTTGGCGAACTCTCCGGGAGGGCACTGATCCGGGAAACCGGCTTCGACGACGACGACGCGATGGACGAGAAGGAGCGTGCCCTCTGGTTCACCCGCAAGGTCGCCGCCGGGTCCACCACCCCGGAACTGGTCGAGGCCGCGCTGCGGGAACTCGGCGTGGACCTCACGGTCGTCCGTGACGTGGTCGCCGGCGAACTCATCGGCACCGAGGGCAGGCCCCAGCCGTCCATCGCGGAGCACCCGACGCAGGACCTGCCCGACCCGGAAGAGTCCGAACGCCGGAAGGACGCCCGCGACGCCGGGAACGTCCCCTCCGCCGACCGGGAACGGAAGTACGCGCTGATCGCCGCGGCCGAGCAGATCGTCATCCGGGCGCTGGAACGGGCCGGGAACAAGCTGAAAACCAAGATGGGCGGGCTGAAAGTCAACTGCAAGGCCGCCGAGCTTTACCAGTTCGTCGGGGCCGACGACACCGAGTTCCTGCTCGCGGACGCCTGGACGCAGGTCGCGGACATCGCGCACCGGTACGGCGTCCACGACGACTGGCTCACGCCGATGCTGAACACGTACTGCACGGAACTGATGAGCACCAAGACGCCCCACACCTACGACCACTTCGCCCGGTACATGGTCCTCGGCCTTGAACTGCGCGACTTCCAGAGCGGAGCAGTAGCAGCATGATCTATCCCGGCCGCAAGCCCAAATGGTACGAGCTTCCCCTGCTCTGCGCCCTCGGCTTCCACAACACCCGCGTCCACCCCGGGATGTGGTGGTGGGAAGTCTGCGTCCGCTGCGACGGAGAGCGGAGCACAGCGAAATGATCCGCCCCGAGAGCTTCTCTGTTTCACGTGAAACATTCGCTGCCAAACGCAAGGGCGTCGTCGAGGAGGCGTACTCCCGGCTGCTACCGCACGTGCGGGATGCGCTGAGCCGGGTGGGCCTGCCCTCGTGGGAACGCTCCGCCGTCGCCGCCGCCCTCGACGTGTTCGACGAGACGGCCCGGTCCGAGTCCGACGCGTGGGGTCCAGTCATGGATGACATGCGCGACGCGTTCACCCACGAAATCGGCGAGGCGCTGGGCAAAACGAAACGCCCCGCACCGGAGCAGGAGCAGGCGCAGCTGAACACGCTGACCCGCTGGCTCGCCTCCGCCGCCATCAACGCCGGAACCGAAGCCGCGACCACCGCCGACCCGGACCCGTCCGTCGGTCTGGAGTGGGTCACCATGGCAGACGGTGACGTCCGCTCCTCCCACGAAGAGGTCAACGGCCAGACCGTTCCCACCGGCACCCCGTTCTCCGTCGCCGGGGAGGAACTGATGTACCCGGGACAGCCGGTCGGGGACCCGTCGGTGTGGATCAACTGCCGCTGCGTCGCCCGGCCCACCTTGACCGAAAGCTTCACCACCAAGACGATCACCGCCGCGGCCGAGGATGTTTCACGTGAAACCGACGGCGATGTTTCACGTGAAACAGAGGAGGAGTACACCTCCTCGGTCATCGTGGCCCTGCCCGCCGAGAGCGACCCGGCGTCGGCCGCGTCCTCCGAATCTTCCGGCGCGCACGTCACCCTGCTGTTCCTGGGGGACACCGCCGCGTTCGACCCGACCGTCATCAAGGAAGTCCTCGCCGACCACGCCGCGGTGCTGCCGACGTTCAGCGACAAAGTGTCCGGCCGGGGAACCCTCGGTGGCGATCAGGCCGACGTCGTGCTGCTGGACGCCGCGAACCTCGCCGAAATCCGCGGCTCCATCCTGTCCAAGGACCCGGTACGCGCCGTCCACGACGGGGTCCAGCAGTTCCCGACATGGATACCGCACCTGACCCTCGGCTACCCGGACACTCCCGCGCTCGCCGACTACACCGGGGAATCCATCACCTTTGACCGCCTCGCGCTCTGGCACGGGGAAGAACGAACCGAATACCCCCTTGGAGGGAACGTGCCGAAGAAAGAGTTTGCCAGCGACGCGGAACCGCTGCCCGCGCCCGAGTCCACTCCCGAGGAGGAACAGGCGATGGACGAGCTTGAGGAGGAAATGGCATCCCTGGAAGGTGCCGAGGTGTTCGCCGAAGTCCCGTGGTACGGCGTGCTCGCCCCCGAAGGCGTGCCCTCCGGCGACGGACGGATGTTCTCGGCCGGCGCGCTGACCAACCGGCCGCTGCCGCTGCCGCTGAAGTTCATGTGGGAAGACGACGAAGGGCACAAGGGCTCCTACCCGGTCGGCCGCATCGACCGTATCTTCCGCGACGGCGGACTCGTCAAAGCCGAAGGCGTGTTCGACACCTCGCCCCCGGCGTACGAAGCGATCCGGCTCCTCGCGAACAAGATCATGCGCGGCGTCTCCGTGGACCTTGACGCCGCCGAGGTCGCCGTCGGGTCGGAGGGCGACGCTGTCGAGTTCAGCACCGGCCGCATCTCCTCCGCGACGATCTGCTCCATCCCCGCGTTCGCCGAAGCGTTCGTCGCCATCGGCACGTGGGCCGACGCGGACGGCGACAAGGGCGAACCCATCGCCGAAGAACCGGTCAAGTCAGGGGCCCCTGTAGTTGAACCGG